CTCTTGCCACTCAGCCAGGGGGATGAATTTAACTTTCTTGTTAACCTCTTCTTTAGTCTTCTTGCGTTTCATAATTTTCTTCTAATGTTTCAAGTAACACGGGACCTAATTCTATCCCGTTTTTTGCCAGGTCTTTACTCAGCTCGAATGCAGCTGGGTAATCGTTAATGTCGAACTCAACTACTACCACGTGCTCGTTAGGAGCTTCCTTTGGCTCTTGTGGCTCAGGCGTAGCATCAGGAGCTGGCTCGTCAAAGTCTAAGTCTATATCATCAGCTGGGACCTCTTGAGGCTGCCATACGTTTAGGCCGTACTCCTTGAGAGTCGCTGGGTCGTAATCGTTAGCCAGGATGTCCCAATCCCACACCCCGTAATTGACGTTGTCCTTGACTATAAACTCGTCTTTCTTCTCCTGGGTCAGGCCCGATACCTTAACGACAGGGACCTCCTTAACCTTGAGCTCCTTGAGAGCTTTGTATCTCATATTACCACCCAGGATAATGTTATCCTCGTCAACTACCACCTCACGAGCTTGTAGCATCTCAGGGAAATCTTTAAGGGACTGCACCAGCGTTCTAAAATTAGAGTCTCGTATAATACGAGGGTTGTTAGGGTTGGGCTTGATATCAGCCAGCTTCATTAATAACTCTTGTTTTTTCATACTTCTATTTCTACTTTTTTCTCATACTTTCTAATATGCTTATGCCACTCAAGTATCTCAGCATAAATCATATCTTGTTTCTTCTTAGATAGCTTAGACTTAACCAGGAAATCCATAAGGCCCTCTACATAATTGCGGGAGTAATCAAGCTCGTACATATAACGATGTATTTTCGTATTAGTCCTCAACAGGTCTATACGCAGCTCGTACGCTTTCTGTTCATCTGTCTTGTATGTCATAGCGTCATTTCTAAGTAAAAGCTATCAATATCTACCCCGTCCTCAAAGAACGTCTGATATGTAGCCAGGGCTTTCTTCACTTTCTCATAACCACTGATATAGAACTCCTCAGAGCAATGGGCAATCCCTATATCTAGCGAGCCTTTGTCGATGATTATGAACGTAAACTTGTCGTAATTGACCCCGAACAGATTGCAATATAGATAGCATTGTACGTCATAATGATATTTAGCAGCTGAATAGTTGAAGCCCCGAACGTCTGTTGTCGTCTTGATGTCTGCGATGAAGCCAGGGCCCAGGATATCTGCCTTGCCTCTGAATGGATAGCCGTCAACTTGCCCTATAACAGGGACCTCGAACTCAGCACCCTTTAAATAAGTCAGGGCTTTCTCATTCCTCAGGAACGCATCAGCTACCCTCTCAGCGTCGTTTTTTTCTTTCATAGTAAAGACCTTAGGATTGTTAGCTTTCGCCTCTCTAAATGCCTTAGTATTCTTGCTCTGTACATCAACGAACTCCTGTGCAGAGAAGACCTCAGGCTCGAGAATGCAAGTATGCGCAAGCCAGCCGTCCCTCAGGGCCTGGGACTCCTTAGAGCCGTTCTCCCTACGAAAGTGATATGTCTTAGGGCTGTCTAATAGGTCCTTAATCGAGCTAGAGCTCAGAGCGTTTTGACCCAGGTAGTTGTAATAAAAATCATCATCGTTCATTTTTGATAGCAGCACCTCTGTATCGTGTGTCTCTCCGTTTAGTAATTGTATCATAATATCATACTTAGTAATATAGTTAGTATTATACCGACCAGGGCTCCGAATGTTAAGTGATATTTTGTCATAGGTTTACCAGCTTTTTAAGTTTATCGTTTTCAGCCAGGAGCTTCTCAGCCAGGTTATCAGACCTGCGTGCTCTCTCAACAGCTCGGAGCTTATCAGAGCGAAACTCATTATAGCACTTTGTGTAAGTCCAGCGATCAGTTTGTAGATGATTAACGTAAAAGGCAACTTGCGTCAGGCATCTTATAGCCTCGTCAAGCTCCTTGTTCTTCTTTTTGTTAGACCAGGCCAGCAATATGTTAGCCAGGGTTTCGTAATTCGAGTAATACTCGAGGTCCTTAAGGTTTTCAATTTTACTTGTCATTATATTCGTATTTATTATTAATCACAGAGTCTGACTCAGGCAATAGATATACCTCTTTCAGCTCCTTTTTGTTGTTCCATAGCGTTGTGCTAGGACACCACTTTTCTACTGACTCAGGGAACTCAAGCTCATTGAGCCAATAGAAATAATTACCCTTAGGGTCAGCTACGAAATATATCGCAACTACACCCAAAGATAACAATTTATCTGCTTTGTACTTTTCGAGCATCTTGTCAGGGTAGTACTTATCACGGAATTTCATCTCTATGACGCAGTCAAAACCCTTTGGCGTCTTACCTTTAGCATCGTAGTGGTCAAAGCCCTCTCCCGTCCAGGTCATATCCCAGCCGTCGAGATTAAGAGCGTATACTACTGCTTGCTCCCACTTATTTATATCTTCAAACTTCACGCTCGTAGATATCGTTAAGTTGAGCGACCCACTTGTTTACGGTACGAGGGCTACAGGTACACGGCTTGTAAAACGAATGCTTGTAATACTTTGCGTGTAGCTCGCATATCATATCGTACTCTCCCTTACGGAGCTTGCTAGAGGTGTTAGAACGAAACTCGGTCCACCGAGCTCTGTCCTCTTTACTCATCTTTGATAAATCTTCCATTTCTACTGATTGTTATTTGGTTAAACTTCTTTCTACGCTCATCACAGCCACAAGACTCGTAGCCGAGCCAGCGTTCTACAATAAGCTTAGTGAGGTAATGTATACCTGTGTATTTAGTAATCGTGTGTATTAAGTCTCCTAGTCGCATATCTCTTTTGTTATTAATCTCTTTATCTTTTGAATCGTTCGGTATATAGAATAGTAGCTAATGCCTGTCATTTCAGACAGCTTCAACATCGATATTCCTTGCTGATAAACCAGCTCAAAGACCTTTCTGTCATACCAGGCCAGGTCCTTAATAATGCCTCTTATCCTCTTCTCGTTAATATCTTTGTCTATCGACTCAAATATATAGCCAGGCTCCAAAACGTCCTCAGAATGCTTTAAAACGCTTTTCTTGTCTCGTCTGACGTAGTCTATAAAGAGGGTCCGTAATGTCTTAAAAACGAAATAGTAGTTAACGTCATTCTTGTCGTACATAATCGACTTGTTGTGTTCGTTACGCTCGAGCCAGGAATGCAGCTTTAAATACATATCTTGAACCAAATCCTCAGCAGTCATCTTATCCAGGCCAAAGGTCATTGTTATCTCTACCCAGGTTTGATGTTTCTTTGCTAAGAGCTCAAGTGTTTTCATTAGAACGGCAACTCTTGTTTTTTGGGCTTCTCAGGTTTAATATAATTCACGCCTCCTATCTCGAAACCTACGTTGTTCTTAATCGACCTCAGGCGAATAGGCTCCTCCATAATAGTGGGCCTACCTCCCGTGTCTATGTCTTTGACCTTACGCACGTGCAAGTGTGAAAACATCCACTCTGAGCTGTGCTGTGTGTATCTATGAATTACCAGGAAGTCATCTGCTCTGTTGACAAACTTGCCTCCTCCCTCCACATCTGAGGCCATAGGGGGTATCGGGTGGCCCCCGAAAAACTCCTCCTTAGCGTGCTTCTTTCTTAACGCCTCAGTAGCTGCGTGAGTGTTGAGCCACATACTGATATTATTCCTCTTGCAGAAGATTCTAAAAGCAGAGGTAGCCTCATAGTCATACTCGTGAGAGCTCAGGCCCTGGAGTATCTTTCTGTCCTTCATCAAGCTGTTATACGGGTCTACCATAAAGCCCTGATAGTCCCAGGCGTCTTTGACTGCTTTAGCTAGCTCGAGCAGATCAACGTATGTGTACATCGCCTCTGACTCTATAAACTTGAAATGATTGTTTATAAAGTCGACTCGAGCCTGATAAGAGTCAGCTTTAACCAGGTTGATAGGCTGGACCTCCATAAATTCAACGAGCTTCTTAATAAGCGTGTGAGGCTCGTTCTCAGAAGAGAAGACCAGCCACCTAAGTTTGTGTTTAATCGTGTAAAGGAGCATCAGGTATAAAACAACAGTCGTCTTACCTACGTTTGCGTGGCCTAAAATCACATTAAAATTACCAGGTTTAAATCTCAAGTATTCGTCTATTTGTTTAATTCCTAAAGCCAGGCCCTCTTTCGTTTTTCCTGTCCTAACTTTGTTTAACTTGTCAAGTGTTTTTTCTAGATTGATTAACATAAAGGTATAAAATATTTTGTATATGCAAAATTAAACAAAAAAACGAGGCCCGAAGGCCCCGTCTCTATCATCTTAAAACGGCACTTCATCTGCCGTATTTCTGTCTGGGCTGTGCCCAGCCGAGGTGACTTTGTTCGGAGTCCACTCGTTTAACGTAACGTAATGCTTGTCCTGGTCGTTCTTCGACTTAAGGACCTCGACACGGAGCCAGCCGTTGTTAGCCTCCAGGAGCTTAGCAACTTGTGCGCTGTCTAAGAACTCTCTGAACTCTGAAACCTTAATGTTCAGCTTTGTAGCTACGAAGTCTTTTGCTCCACCCCGAGCTACGATAGAATTTACAAATTTAGTTTCCATTGTTTATCCAATTTAGAAATAGTTGTGCGTCATTAATTACTTGCTCAGGCCCAACTTGACGCTGTGCGTTGAACTCTGCTGCTGCCTTGATGACAGTCTGTCTAATTATCTGCTGGTCTTTGCTTTGACCCCCAGGGCTGCCACCAGGCGTATTCTGTTGATACACCAGCTTAGCAGTATTGTACTTCTCGTCCTTGATGTTGTAGGTCGCATCATCGCCTACACTCTTCTTGAACTCTCCTGTCGCCAGGAATATCGGATTGTCTCCGTTTGCAAATGTAACCTGATATCGGTTAAAGTTCTTCTGACCATTAGACCAGGTACCTTTGCTTTCAATGTGAGTAATCTTACTAGTTTTCATAATAATCTCTATTTAACTTAGAATTTAACACCTCGATATTTGCCTCGAGGTAGGCAATCTTGCTCTCTAACTGA